ATTAGTTAGTTATAGTTAGTAGATAGTAGATAGATATAATAATATATAATAATATAATAATAAATAATAATAAATAATAAATAATAATAATATAATAATAAATAATAATAAATAATAATAATAATATAATATAATAATAATATAATATAATAATATATAATAATATATAATAATATATAATAATATAATAATATAATAAATAATAATAAACGATATTACTTGAATACGATTTGATTTTAGAATGGAATATATGTAGATAGATGAGCGAATGTAAAGATCGACTACAGGATCAGACTATCAGGATCAGTCCCCCACCCCTGCCTCCTAATATATATAATACTATATATTATTTAGAGTGGTCGGCTTAAAAAACCCGCCCTCCCTTCGGGAGTGCTAAAAGAATTTCATTGACACGCGCCTATGGGTTGAAGTAAAGTCAAGGTGTGGCAAGGGATTGCAAGGTATTGATGTCCAAAGTATGCCGTTGGGTCGCACTATATTGGAAGGGTAATTTAAATTAAGGAAGGGGAAGGCATGTTATTAGAGGTAAGCGAGTATGGTACTGTCAGGACAAGCGCATGGACTGATGATTGGTGGAACGAAGTTCAGAAGGCCGAGCGCAGATTAGACCATGCGATATGTGGCAGTTCAAGTGGAAAGCAGATGTGCCTTCGTTTGCCGGAGACGCGGATAGGAAAATGCCGATGGCATTATCAGATTATTGAAACGAGCAGCGATGTATTTCGGGATCCAGTATATTCGATGGGCGTGAAGGGAGTAAGGATATGTGGGGCCGGGTGCCAGTTCAAGGATACTTGTGAGTATTATTCTCAATATTATGACAAGCGGCCGGAGGCAGCGAAGCCGTATTGTTACCGGGACATTGGGATTTACTTAAATCAAGTGAAGGAGCTAAATCGTGAAGTCAAAGACAATCTTGAAAAGGTTACGCAGTTTATTAAGATTGCAATTCAAACGATTGCGATCGGTATGGTTCAAGTTTCCAGGTGTGATGAGGAATTGGCTAGTGGAAACATTATTGTTGAAGAAACCGAAGTCTTTGTCGGGAAGGCCGGGACGAACACGAAGACATCGGTAAAGGAAAACCCGGCGATTTCGGCGAGAATGAAGATGCTGAAAACAATAGCGGATACGTCAAAGGCGATAATGCTCCCGCCTAAGACCAAGAAGGAATTGAAAAACAAGGGGCTGGATGATTCAAACCTGGCTAAGTCGCCGATGGAATTGGCCGGGCAGTTACTTGAGAAGGTAAAGGTCATACAAGGCAAGACAAGTTGAGCGCTCCTGATTTTAATGTGCTCGCAGAAAAATTGAAGGCGGCGGGCGCAACTAAGAATGAGGTTGACGGGGCATTGGTTCTTTTAGATAGGCGGAAGTTTGCCAAGGCTTATCTAAAGGATCCAGCCACCAGAAAAAGGTGGGAGGTCAGGGATTACCAGCAAGAATCGGTTAACTGGCGAGGGCCCAGAAAAGTTCACCGGTCGGCCAGATCCACCGGTAAAACGAAGGACCTTGAAATATGTGCTCTTAATATAGCAATGACCGACCCTGGTCAGGAGCTTCTTATTGGTGCTCAGCGTAGACAACATCTAGAACCTTTGATGGAAAGGCTCATAAGAGTTATTACAACTACGCCTGACTTTGCGAATTCCTTAGAGAGAAGGCCTCAACGTTCTCCGGATTACCGCATTGACTTTAAGAATGGCTTCAAAATATGGGGTCGTATTGCAGGACCGTTTGGCCAGAACTTTCAAGGCATGCACGTTAAATATCAATTCTGTGAAGAATCGCAGGAGTGGACTGACAAAGCATGGAACGAACTCATTCCCGGATTAAACCCCGGCGGCTCACGATTCGTTTACGGTGTCCCTAACGGTGTTCATAATAAATATTATGACATCACCCAGGATAAGAAATATAAACTCTTTTCCTGGAGCAGGCTACTTGACAAGACTCTGACCGAGGATGATCTAGAAGATCTGAAGAATTTCTACGGCGGCGAACACTCGCCTGATTATCAGCACTACATATTGGGGATCCATGGTAAGCGCCGATTCGCAACTTTTGATTACGATCATTATCAGCAATGCGTATCAAACTTGCATTGTCCGGTAATAAAAATTACAGCTGAGGAATATAAACAAGATCCTAAAAGATGCAAGGCTCGCCTTAACTTTCCTTACAAGCTTCCATTTCAAGGCGAGAAATATCTTGGTGGAGATATCGGCTACTCAAATGATCCTACAGAATTAGTAGGATATGTTTGGGATGGAAAACATTTCGCTAATTACTTTCGCATTCATTTAGAAGGATTGAAAACTAACGAACAAAGAGATATTATAACTATATTAGATGATAGACATAAATTTACAGGAATCGGAATTGATCGCGGCGGCATTGGACTTGGAGTAGAACACGAACTACAGGCTCTTAACTCTAGGTTTGCATTCATAGTTAAAGGGTTTCATTGGGGTGAGAATCTTGTCGTTGCTATTAAGCAGGACAATACGGAAGACAAGAGGGAGGCAAAGTTGTTTTCAACATTCTTGATTGAAGAAGCGTTGAGAACTAAAACAATTATGTTTCCACGGGACTTGGTTAGAGAAGAACAATATATAAACATGACCCACGAAGTTAGACCGAACGGATATGTTGTTTACTCAGATACCAAAGATCATATAGTTGATGCAGATAGAAATGCACTTCTGGTCAAGCATATGATTAAGTTTACGCAAGGTTCGGACGAAGTTGATCTTGGAGTAAGGATTAGAGCGATACGGACTGGCAGATAAAATACTTGGTTTCGGTTCTTTCCGCCGAAATCATAACTGTCTTCCTTTCTTTACCCCAACCTTCTAACCGAGGTTGGGGGTAAGAACGGATAAAAAAAAGGATAATATGGAACTTAATTTAAGGAATCTGTTTGGACGGAAGAAGAAAGATATGCCGGTTAAGGAACGCCTTGTTATAACCAAGGCGGTATCTAAACCAGTAGACCAATTAGAAAATCCTGGATTCAACAGCAATGGCACATGGCTCCGCCCCTCACCATACTTTGATTCAACTATCTTCGGTTTATATAGATTCCTTCGAGACAATATGCCTGATGTCGGCGCCGGCGTATGGTCATGGGTTTGCTTATGCTCGACGCCAAACTGGTTTGAATTAAACGGCGGGACGCCAAAGCAGCAAGACGCCGCGGCCATTTTAGTTAACGATCTTGATAAACGTATCTTCCCTTTCCAACATCAGAAAAATGCCGGCATGGATGCTGTAGTTGAAAGATTCTTTAGATCAGTCTTTACCTACGGAGCCTTTGCCTGCGAAATTGTTTTGTCCCGGCGCAGGAACGAAGTAGTTAAGATTGTATTTATCGATCCCGCAACAATAAGATTCAAAAGAAAAAAGAACTCTCATTTGCTCGATGCCTACCAAGTCCCCCCTGGTACCGGCACCGGCCTAAGCATCGGGACCCTTATCGCTAACAAAAAAGCAATCAAGCTAAATCCAAATACATTTTATTATTACGGACTAGGTGCAGACAACGACAACCCTTACGGTATCTCAATCCTCTCCAGCATTCCTTTCATCGCTCGCATACAAAACAAAATGGTCTCTGATATGCAAGCCACCATGCACAATGCCGGTTACCCTCGTTATCATATTAAATACTCTCCGCCAAAACAAAACATTGGCGAATCTGCAGCTGGTTACAAAACAAGAGTAGAGGGAAACTTCGATACAATGGTTTCGGAATTCGAAGAGCTTCCTCCAGATTCAAATTTTATTTCATACGATAACGTTCAAGTAATTGTTCTCGATGCTTCAGGTAAGGTTTCTATTGAGTGGTACAACAATCACCGCGCAGTTACCGAACAAGTTATCTCCGGCATGAAGCTAGCTCCGTTTATGATAGGAAAGAATTACGGAACAACTGAAACATGGGGAACGGCACAATACGATCTTATGCTTCGTAATGCAAAGATGATTCAACGTGGATGCAAACGTATGGTAGAATGGATTCATAATCTTGAATTGATGTTGCACAATTCTCCGGTTAAAGCCGAACATCACTTTGAAGGTAACCGTGTAGCCGGCGAGCAGATACAAGCAACTGCCCGCGCTATTAAAGTAAGAACGACTATCTCGGAACTCGACGAAGGATTCATTAGCCAAGAAGCAGCGGCCAGACAACTTGGTTATCAGAAATCTTTTCTTGAGGGTCCAAATATTCCTAGACTGGCAGTTAAGCAGAAATACAAAGCAGCTTACAAGAAAGTTGAATTAGAACATTCAACTGTGGACAATGGTGATGATGGTAAGTAGTAACCAACAAAACGAAATGTATCCGGCAGCAGAAAACAAAGGGGACTTCTCTAAGCAAGGTTTCCTTAGGAAGCAATGTAAGAAATGTGGGTTTGATAATCTTTTTTCTGTAGATAATATAAAAGCTAATTGTAGAAAATGCAATGCAAGTTTAACAGTAAATGATCCAGGCGAAACAACAACGGAGAGCCGTTGAAAAAGGAGAATGAAAAAATGAGCAACTTATTACTTGGAGATAGAAAGGCTTTTATTATTTCGCAAACAGAAACGGAAAGATCTAGTGACTACGAACAAAGCAACATAGATTTAATTAACAAATACACCCAAAAATCAATGGCGGAAAAAGATTTGAATGTCAAATCTATGTGGTTATGTAACGATATTATCGATAGCTATTATAGTAGGTTCAACGCAAAAACATTAAGAGTCCTAGCCGAGAAAGTTGTAGGACAATCTGTTCTTATCGGACACAATAAAAACTCCTTACCAATCGGAAGATTCTTTAAAGCTGAAGTTGTTAAGCGAGAAGACGGCCACGAATGGTTAAGGACATGGTTTTATTGGCCAAAGAATCTAACCTTTGTAGATGGCTTCACCTCTGAAGACTTACTCATTGGAATTGAGTCCGGGCTTTACATGGAAGTGTCAATCTCTTGGAGTTATCAGAAAGCTCTATGCTCGGTTTGCAATGGAGATATTCGTTCATGCGATCATATCCCTGGAAAAGAATATGCAATAGACGGCGTAGTAAAACTATGTTGGTATGAAACCGACGATATCGAAACTGTACTCGAAGGTTCATTTGTATTTAAAGGTGGCCAATACGGGACCTCAG